GCTGCTGCAATACCAAATCCTGAATTACCTGTAACGGTTGAACCTGAACCTAGCGTAACGTCAAAGTTCATTGAATTAATATCACCTACGGTGACAGAAGCGTCTGCCTGAATTTCAAATACGGCTTGAGGATCATCAGTAATAATCCCATACGCATTTGAAGCAGATGTTCCAGTAGGCCAATAGCGTGACCATTTAGGTACACCATCAGTCTCGTAGTAACATCCTTGGAAGACACCCCAAACATATTCAGTAGTCGTAGCAATCACATTTAAGTTACCTGCACTAACACGTACAAGATCGCCAGCAAAGATATTGGAAGCGTAACCGCTTGCAATAGGATATTGGCTGTCTGATCCCATAGAATTGGGACGAGATCCGTACCTACGTGAAGGAGTGAAGCCCGACAAAGCTTTGCTTGTGGTCATATTCTTTCTCCCTTAAAATTAAACCATACAAGACTAAGACTCTTGGAAAGTTGGTTGCCTTCCTTTAATAATCTGAGTCTTGCTGTTGTTGGAAATTGGCATCCTCGAATCGTTATTACTTTCTAACTGCATATCAATTGCGTTCATCAAGTCTTCACTCTTCTTTTGAAAATGCCGTGTTCTTGCCTCATGCTTGCCTCTTATCATCTTTGCAAGGGCTAAGTCACCACGGTTGACTACTCCAGCATAACGGCCTCCTTCTACCACGATAGAAGAAGAAGACATTTCAGGAACTTCATCAGGAGTTACGAACACCCATCCTTCATTCAATTTTTTACCTACGTTCATATAATCATCAGCACCTTTATTGTTGATTCTTATCCAACGTAAGACCATATCCTGAGAATCAAACCTTTGCTGAATTACATCTGGGATGTCTAAAGCATCTGGTTCCTCATAGGTATATTCGATTTCTCTTGTTTTATTTTCCCTCATATCTTCCATACGGGTTTTTTCCAATGGCATAGTTTTATCCTCCACGTTTAGTTACGACATCTGTATAACCACCATCTGCTCCATCTATTTTGAGCTTTTCGGCTGCATACACTTCAAGCGGTATATCCCACTTCTTAGCCAATCTCATATCTTCTTGAGTGAGTTTGACTTTCTTTCCAGAACTTGCAGAAGAACGTGACCCTCCTGCAACCACTTGAGCAGTCTGTGTCGGTGACTGCTTCCGAACTCCTTCTTCCACTACTGTTTCAGTAGCAGTAAATTTATGTGGAAAAGATTCTTGTAACCGTTTATCTACTTCTGTATAAAAATCATCGCTAGTGGGATCAAGTCCTAAATTTTTTAGATCACCATCTATAGCTAAAGCAGCAGCGGTCATTACATTATCTTTTCCAAACCATTCATTATCTGAAGCCCATCTTACTGCTCTTGGATCTACTGGTGGTTGTGTAGCAGCTTGATGCTGTAATTGTTTTTCATGCAGTTCAACTTCTTGTTTATATTTTTCTAAAGCAACTTTAGTTGCACCTACATTTTCCAAATCTCTTTGACTTTGATTTAATGCTTCTTGTGCTTTTAAAACTTTTTCAGCATCACCACTTTGATAAGCTTCCAAATAATTTTCCCTTGCAAGACTATAACTATCCTGTAACTGTTTTGCTGAAGTCTCAGTTGTTATTTCTTGTGCTTGGGTAAATTCCTTTTCTCTTCCAATTAATCTATGATTTAATTGTTCATTCTGCTGGATAAGCTGTTGTATCTGTTCGTCACGTTCCTTACGTTGCTTAACCAACTGCCTAATACGTTTCTGCGCTCCTTTTGTTTGAACCCCTTCTAATTCTTTTGGTTCTGTTTCTTCTTCACTCTTATCTTCTTCAGGAGCGTCAATCCAAGAAGAATCCTCACTTGCTGTTTCAACCACCTCTTCTTTTTCTTGAGGCTCTTTCGCAGCAGCTTTCTCCTCTTCTTGTCCTTCAACCTCATATTCTACCTTTTCAGTTTCTTTTCCTGTCGGAACGGTAATTTCCGACCACGCTTCATCACTCATTTAGATTTCCTTTCTTTCTACGCTGTTACGAACCAACGGTTACGTTAGGCTGTTAAATAATAATAACACATAATTCCGTGTTACGCAAATAAAATTTTATTAATTAGACAAATTAAATGTCGGATCTAGTTCTTTAGGATTATCCACTTTCATCATAATCTGGTCATCAAAGAGCATTAATAGCTTAATCCCTTGATAAAACAGCTTATTTCCAGCATGTTTTCCATAACAAACATAATCTCCTACTTTACACCATGCCCCGTTAGGAAACTTACTTTGATCTTTATAAGCTAAGTCACCTACAGATAAAACCCTACCTACGGTTGTTAAATAAGCCATATCGTCTTTTGTTGAGTCGGGTAGAAGAAGACCACCCTTTGTTACCCCCTTAACTGATACTGGACGTACTAATATATTATATCCAGGCAGGTAAGGTAAATTAGTTGGATCTGGTTGGTCTTCTTCGTTAGATACCCATTGGTCATTCTTAATGGCTTTTTCCATTGCGACTGATCTCACTATTCGTCCTCCTCGTTATAGTTACCACTTCTTCTTGTAAGAATATCTGTAAAAGTTGCTCTCGAAAACATAATCCCCTTACAATAGCCAACGAGGTTCTGGTACTCCGCAAATGAACTTGGCGCACCTTCTGATAATACTTCTTTTACTCTTTCAATCTCCTTATTATATTCCAATATAATCTCGTCCCAAGCTTCCATCTTAGTTGCTGGAACCTCCTATATCAGGTCCAGAACCACCACCAATCCACCAGTAACCAATAGCAATACCAATAGCTACCCATGCTGGTGCGCTAGTCCAAAACCATTTGCTGCATCCACAACCTACGCAATCACAGCCAAGTCTTACTATTCTTTGTATGCGTTCTATCATAAATTAATCTCCTTTGCTGACATTATTTCTTCAACTTTACTAGGCAGATCTCCTTTGGTTTCTGCCATTTTTGCCAATTCCATTAGCATTTCCATACCTTTTAATTCTTTATCTCTGTTATCCGAGTTTACCATTCCTGCTAATTTTGTTACAACATCCAATACTTTTAATCTTTCAGATGTTTCTAATTTAGCTTGGTCACTTGCTACCCTTGTAAGAACATCAATAGCTTTCATAGATTGTCTTGCTATTCTATCTCTTTCATCTTTTTCTATTTTAAGCTGTTCTTTACCCATAGTCTGTGTAAATTTAGCTTGCATTTCTGCTTCTTCTAAATCCAACTTTCTATTTTCAAGAGCAGCATCAGCAGAATCAGTAGCAGCTTTAAGCTGTAGTTTCTGTTGTTCTAGGGAAACTCTTGCTTGTTCCAACTGTACCATCTGTTGTTCTGGTGATGTCTGTTTACCAGCAGCAGCTTTATTAGCTTGAAGAACTTGTTGTGCAGCTTTTGCCTGTGCCATTTCAACAATGTTTCCTTGACCTGCTGTTTCAGGTGGTACACGTTTAATCAACTCATTAGCTACACCACTAATTTGTTCCTGATATTTAAGAACTGAATGTTCCTGTATATTAGCTTGTAATAGAGGAACAATCCTTTTCATTACTGGATTTAATCCATTCATAGGATCTTGAATATAAGCCATCTTAACTTGAATATGGGCATCATGGTCTTGACCAGGAAAAGCCCCGATTGGTATTCCCTTTGTTGCTGCAAGAATATCAGATACGGGATCTTGTGGCTTTGCTACTTTCTTTGCAGGAAGTATCTGGTCTATATTAGGAAGATTAGCAGACTCTAATATAGTTCTGTTTAAAGCTTCCAGATTAAACATTCCTGGTGGAGAGTTTTGTGCAAGCTGTAATGTCATTTGTGCCAGCATCATTCGATGTGCATTAGAGGGAATGTTGGGATCACTTACAGGAATAATATCAATCTTACCATCAAAGTCAGATTTGAATATACTCCTGCTTACACTTGGCATATCGTAAGGATATTCCTGTGGAAGGAAATCCATATCAATACGTGCCAGAATTTTAAATTCATCCCTTTGAGACTTATGCAACCGTTTATGAACAGCACTAAAGAACTTACTTGAAGCTTCCAAGAGTGCCATTGTTGTCCCTACAGGACCATATGAAGACGCATCTGAAACAATCTTCTCTGTATTGTCAGCAAACTTCTGTCCTGTAGCAGCTACAAACTGAAGCATATTATACAAAGTTTGGGAAGGTTCTTTATAAGGCAAATTAACGATTGCTTTATTTAAGTCCATTCCTGTTGCTTCAACCTCTTTAAATTCACCTGGTGAGATAGGATCATTATCTCCTACAATTCTCACACCCTTGGCTTTAAAGCCACCAGGCAAATTAGCAAACTGACCTGCATCTACCAAAGCCCTCATAGCTGCTGTAGCTGTCATAGTCAGATTTCCAAGGAAATGAATTAAACCTAATCCGTAGAAACCAAACCCAGGAACGAATCTATAATGTACAAAATGCAATGTTTTCGATTTAGTAGGATCGTCTGGTCTGTAGTTTCTACGGATACTTAATATCTGCCTTGATGTTTCTTCTACACTTACAATATACGGAAGGGCAACACCATCTTCCTGACCAAAAGGTTTAGGAAGTTCAAGATAACAATGCTGTTCTAAAACTGTATATTGCGGATCGTGATCCCCTGAAGGGTTTATTCCTAAAATTTGATCCATCTTAGAAGTAATGGGAGACATAATAGGAACTGAAGGTTCAGGCAGGTCGATATCCCGATACATATCTGAAGCAATTTCTTTTGCCATATCTACAGGATTTCTGTATATAACGTGTGTATACCGATCTGCCCTTTGAAGATTACTAGCGTAATAAGATACATAAAACTGATCTATAGGAACAAACTCAGAACAAGGTCTTTTCATAGACGCATCATAGTAAACCTTTTTAAA